TTTACCCCAAGCCCTCCGTTGCCCACAAGTTGGTGCTCTATTCGGTAAAGCCCCTCTCTGAGATTACGACGCTCGACACCAGCGTTTCCCTGCCCCCAGGCTATGACCGCGCTCTGATCTACAATCTTGCCGTGGATCTGGCTCCCGAATACGGCAAGGCACTACCCGACGCCGTGGTCATGGTTGCTAACGAGAGCAAAGCGGGCTTGAAGCGCATGAACTATCGGCCCAACTACTTGCGCGTTGACGATCCACTTCTCCCGCAAGGAGGCGGCGCTTTTAACATCAACACAGGGGGCTACTGAGTGCGCTTCCCTGGCTTCATCGGCCCAAGCTACACATCCCAGTCAGTCAACGTCGATTGCCAGCGTTGCGTGAATCTTTTTCCAGAGATGAACGAGCTTGGGACAGGTAAGGAGCGCGAAGTCGCAGCACTCGTGTCTACGCCCGGACTTAGGCTCCTCTTAACTCTGGCAAATTCTCCAGTGCGAGGGCTATGGCGAGCATCTAATGGGACGCTCTTTGCGGTAGGCGGGAATAAGCTTTATAGCGTCTCTTCCAGTTGGATAGCGACAGAGCTGGGTTCCTTAAGCACTTCGGAAGGTGCGGTTTCCATGGCCGACAACGGTACTCACGTTGCCATCGTAGACGGCACCTACGGGTACACATGGACGATTAGCAGCTCCGCGTTTGCGCAGATCACCGATCCTGACTTCTATGCGTCTGATACAGTCACGTTCCAAGACGGCTATTTCATATTCACCAAGAAAAACTCTCAGCAATTTTTCATTTCAGATCTAAACGCCATTACCTTCGACGCGCTCGACATCGCGACTGCGGAAGGTAGCCCTGATTATCTCGTGGGGTGCATGAGCGCAAATCAAAGTCTCTATCTCTTTGGAACGCAATCCACAGAAGTTTTCTACAATAGCGGAGACGCTGCTTTTCCATTCGCCAGGATTCAAGGTGCAGTGAATGGCGTCGGATGCTCTGCAGTCCACTCAATCGCCAGAGTTCAAGGCGCCCCCTATTGGATCGGCGGCGACGAGACCGGAAGCGGCATCGTTTATAGAATGAATGGGTATCAGGCTCAGAGAATCTCTACGCCAGCCATTGAGGGTGTCATTCGAGGCGTGAGTACCGCTAACCTTGCATTAGCTAGAGCCTGGACATATCAGCAGGGCGGACACTCCTTCTACTGTCTCAATATCCCGACTCAAAATTCAACCTGGGTGTTCGATGCATCCACCTCGATGTGGCATGAGAGAGCTTATACTGACCTATGGTCACTCGAGCGTCATCGCGCCGACTGTCACGCTGTCGCTTACGGACTGAATGTTGTGGGAGACTACGAAGACGGTAAAATCTATGCGTTAGATCCATCAGTCTACACAGACAATGGAACACCGATTTCGCGAGTCCGAGCAGCTCCGCACTTTTCCCAAGGAATGAACCGAATTTTCCACTCGAAGTTTCAACTCGATATGGAAACAGGCGTCGGAATCGATGGAGTTGGTCAGGGAGTAGCTCCTACAGCAGTAATTCGGTGGAGTGATGACGGCGGACACGCATGGTCGTCGGAGCGTACCGCCGATATCGGGGCGCTGGGTAACCATAAAGCGCGCGTGATGTATCGTCGTCTCGGATCTTCCAGAGACCGTGTGTATGAGATCCGCATTACTGATCCTGTGAAAGTGGTCTTGATCGGCGCAGAAATCGAAGTCGAAGGAGGGGTTGCATAATGTCTGAAAAACTCCCTCCAGTCCCACATAGCGCATCAATCATTGATAAGTCTGGATTGCTCACAAGAGTCTGGGCTGATTGGTTTCAAAAGGCTTTTAATCGAATGGGCGGCCACGTCGCTTCTACCAACGCCGAGCTGACAGCTGCGTCAGCCGCAGGCGTTCAAGCGGGCTTAGATGCGCACATCTCGGATACAGCGGGGGCTCACGCAGCCTCGGCCATCTCGAACTCTCCTTCTGGAAGCTTGGCCGCAACAAACGTCCAGACTGCTCTGAACGAACTTCAGAGCGACGTGGATACACGAGCCACCATTGCCTCGGTCACGGCTGAGACTTCTACGCGGGCTACAGCCGATACTACCCTTCAAGCCAACATTGATGCACACCTAGCAGATAGTGCTGACGCTCATGCGGCGAGCGCCATCACCAACACACCGAGCGGTAATCTCGCTGCCAGCGACGTACAGGCGGCGCTCAACGAGTTGCAGACAGACATCGACACACGTCTGACGCCCTCAGGCACCTCTACACTTACCAACAAAAACATTGACGCTGACCTCAACACAATTACCAACATCGAGAATGCAGACATCAAAGCTACCGCAGCGATTGCCAGGACTAAGCTAGCCGCTGGGACCGCTTACGGGGTAGTTACCAACGATGCATCTGGAGTGATGGGGTCTGTCGCTCCTGGTACGTCCAACAATGTTTTGAAGAGTAACGGAACCAGCTGGGAGAGCGGAACAGTCACCGTACCAAACCAGACCGTTTCAGCTCAAACGGCGGCATTCACTGCCAGCGGTACGGTTGATACTTACTTGCTGTCTGGCGTGTCCTTTACTGTAACGCTTCCTGCTGCCGCGTCGAACACTGGAAAGGTCTTCAAATTTAAGCATAGGGACTCTACCAGTGGTCGCGCGTACACAATTGATGGAAACGCTGCGGAAACCATTGATGAAGAAACCACATTCATCCTGAATGCTCACAAAGACTCGCTCACTATTCAGTCTGACGGGACCAATTGGGCAATTCTTGATTCTCGTCAAAGCCCAACAATACAAAAGTTCACAAGTGGGTCTGGAACGTACACTAAGCCTCCTGGTATTAAGGTTATTCGCGTCCGCATGGTCGGCGGAGGCGGTGGTGGCGCTAGTTCTGGTACAGCGTCTTTAGGTAATGGTGGCGCTGGAGGAACCTCGTACTTCAGAGTGGGAGCAAGCCCGGATCTCCTTGTTGCAAACGGAGGATCAGGAGGAGCTGCTGCAAATTCAGGCGGCGCTGGTGGAACCGCATCTCTCGGAACTGGACCTACTGGCGTTGCAGCTACTGGCGGTAGGGGTACGGGCGCCTCAGTATTCTTCGGAGCAGGATCGACCTTGCAGGCTAATGGAAGTCCCGGAGCCTGCTCTCCAATCGGTGGCGGAGGAGGCGGAGGTATGTTCGGCGCAGCGGGAATCGCGGGCGCAACAAACTCAGGTTCCGGCGGCGGTGGGGGCGGGACCTCTGCGAATAATAACATTTATAACGGAAGCGGTGGCGGAGCTGGCGGTTACTTGGATGCAATCATCACCTCTCCAGGCTCTTCTTATGCGTATTCGGTAGGCGCCGCAGGAACCGCTGGCGCCGCAGGAACTAACGGATTCGCAGGCGGAGCTGGCGGGTCCGGCATGGTCATCGTTGAGGAGTTCTATCAATGAGCGAAACAATTTTTGAGGTTAAGTCACTATGTTTGGAATAGACGACATCGTCGGTGGATTTCTAAATAAGAGTGCAGCAAAAGATGCTGCTGAAATACAGGCGAACTCACATCGAGACGCCAATGCTATGCAGGAACAGATGTATAACCAGCAGCGCGCTGATCATCAGCCTTGGCGCGAGGCTGGTGTTAACGCTTTGTCTGACATGGGAAGCGCCGACTTCAAGCGCGACTTCACTGCCAACGACTTTCAAGCGGACCCAGGTTACGCGTTCCGCATGGCTGAAGGCCAGAAGGCCATTGAACGCTCGGCCGCATCAAGGGGCGGGTTGCAAAGCGGCGGGACGCTGAAGGCACTTACCCAATACGGGCAAGGCGTCGCCTCAAGTGAATATCAAAACGCTTACAACCGCTTCAACGGGGACCGCGATCGTCGGTTCGGTCGCCTCTCCAATCTGGCTGGGATGGGTCAAAACGCAACCATGGATATGACAGCAGGATCTAGGAACTACGCCAACCAGTACGGTGCAAATGTCGTAGGTGCTGGAGATGCTCAAGCGCAGGGTCGAATCGGCGAAGCTAAAGGCTGGGGACAAATCACAAGCGGCTTCGGAAAGATGGCCTCAGATATCGCATCGGCTTCCATGGGTATGCCGCCCATGAGCGGTGCTGGTGGTGGCGGAATGGACTTCTCCAAGGCTGACGGTGTCGGCGGCGGTATTACCGGCGGCGGTTCTGGAAAATGGATGAGTCGAACGTTGTCTTCTATGGGGAGAGGATAATTATGGCAAACCTAAGCATTTACGAATCAATCCTAAGACCCGTCGAATCATCTCCGAGCTTTGCGGACACCATGCAGAAGGGAATGAGCCTGAAACAGCTCGCCATGCAAAATAAGAACATGGAAACGCAGATGGCGGATCAAGAGCTCAAGAAGCGCATGTCTTCGGTCAGCGAAGCGATGGAGTCCATGGCGGGGATGACCCCAGAACAGCGTAAGGCTAAGTTTCCTGGCGTTCAGCAGCAGCTCATTCAAGCGGGCGCAATAAAGCCAGAGCACGCGATGCCCGAGCTAGACGAAGGATTGTTCCAAAGAAATTGGGGAATGATTCAGAAAACGCCCGAGTACCAGGACCGGCAACAGAATCTCGCAAAGACAAGGCTGACTAATGCGCAAGCTGACGCAGCTGTGCCGGATGCTTTGTCGAAACGCGCGCTGGAGAGGTCGCAGGCGGATTATTACAGTGCGCAAGCAGCAGAAAAGCGCGCTGATGCTGGAAAGCCAAAAGCTACCCCCGACCAGCTCAAGGTGGCCGGATTCGTTAAACGCGCCGAACAGGCTGAAGATGCCGCGCGTCAGCTCATCGATGGTGGATACAACCCAACTACCGCTGGGGCGGACGTTCAGAGCCGCTGGTTCTATCCCGGTATTAAACAGTCTGGTGAATATAAGGGGTACGACCAAGCTTCTAGAAACTTCATTTCCGCCGTTCTTCGCCGTGAGTCTGGCGCAGCAATTAGCAATAGCGAGTATGAGAACGAACGTCAGAAGTACTTCCCGGTGCCAGGCGATGATAAAGACACAATCGCTCAGAAAGCCGCAGCGCGAGCGCAAGCTATGGCCGGACTCAAGGCTGAATCCGGTTCCGCATACGACCTCGTCCCCACCATTGCGGCTCACAAGAGAACACCCCAGAAGCAGGACGGCGGAATCATTGAGACCGCCCAGGCTGATGAGGGCGCTCCCAAGGTGCCGTCTTCTGCTGTTCCTCCAACGCCTGACTCCATCAAGATGACGGACCGAGAGGGGAATCAGATTTGGGTTCCTAAGAACATGGTCGGAGCAGTCATAGCTAACGGCGGATCAAAGGTGAAAAACTAAAATGGCGGGACCTAAGTTCGACTGGAGTCAGTTCAAAAAGGTGGAAGAATCTGCTGCCCCTGGCGGCTCTGAAACAAAGTCTGGATTTGACTGGAATCAGTTCCAAAAGGTCGATGCGCCGAAAGAGTCCACCGTCTATGACGAAGTGACCACCGGCAGGGCGTGGGATCGGGTTAAGTCAGCGGTCAAAGATCCTAGCGGATTCATACAAAACTTCAAACAGGAGTCTGACCGGCAGGCAGCCGATATAGAGGCTACCGGGAAAAAACCAGAAGCTGTTTACGGTAACGCTCCGATGGTTCTGCCTGCGGGCGCTCCGATTGCCGCTGCCGGAAGAATCGCGGAAGGTCTTGGAATATCCGGTCGAGCGGCAGCGGGCGCATTGAGAGCCCCTGAGATGCTAAGCAAGGCAGCGACTGCGCTTGCTGAAGGAAAGGGTCTGGGTTGGGCCGCTGGCCGCACTGCTCTCTCTGGCGCACAGGGAACTGCAATGTCAGCAATGGAAGGGCCTGAGGGAGAGTCAGTTTCCGACAAGATCGAGCGCGCTAAATCTGGCGGAAAGCTTGCCGCAGGGATTCAAGTCGCAGCCGAAAGCTTGCCGGTAGTTGGAAAGACGCTCGGACGCCTTCCTGGCAAGCTCAGTAAATGGGCTGAAGAGCGTGCATTCAAGGCGTCTGGAGCGATGCTTAAGGACTATCGCAAGGCGCACGGAAATGACCGCATCCAGGCAATCGGACGATACATGCTCGATAATGGCCTAGTAAAGCCAGGCATGTCCGTTGACGACATCGCCGAAGCCGCCGGTAATCTAGAAGGAAAGCACGGCAAAGAACTCGGAAATATTCTCAACCAGCTAGACGATGCAGAAATAGCGATGAAGGCGGGCGGACAGTCGGTAGGGTCTTCGCGCGATGAAATCGCAAAGAAGCTGGAGTCTGACTTAATTCGCCCACAAAACCTTCCTGGCGTTAACGATGAGAACAAGGTTCTGCAAGAACTCATCGACGAGTTTCGGTCCGGTAGCTCAGGCGAAAAGCTAGGAATTCTTGATTCACAAGACATGAAGGAAGCTATTGGGAAGCAGATTAACTGGAAGCGCCTACTAGACGCGGACATTCCAGTTAAGGAACAATTCTATCGCCGACTCTATACGGCTTTGAAAGAAGCACAGGAATCACAGGCAGGACAAGTAGCTGAGAAAACCGGACAGGCAAACTACGTTGCGACCAAGAGTGCCTATCAAAACGACAAGGATCTCAAAAAGATTTCCGAGGACCAGGCTCTCCGTCAAAAAGCGAACCGATTCTTTTCTCCGTCCGACTGGGGATCTGCTGCGACTGGCGCAATGGTTGGAGCTGCGTCTGGCGATGACATCGAGAGCAAGCTTAAGAATGCAGCCGTCGGAGCCACGTTAGGCGGGGTAAATAAGCTGCGACGAAAATACGGGACACCGCTGGTTTCTCAGGGGCTTGATGTAGCCGGAATGGCGCTGTCAAAGCCGATGGCTCGTGTCGCGCGATCAACAGCGCCTCTCGCTGAAAGCGGATCTGGTATTGCCGCCAGCGTAGTTCACTCGATCAATTCCCCGAGCAAAGGGAGTCAAATGAGCAAGGTCGCATCCGGAGATGACCGGGAGCAGAACCGCGCACCAGCTAAAGGTGAGGCAGCATGGATCTCTCGCGGCATGGAAAAGCTCGGAATCTCTGGCCCGATGGCAGATCAGCTCAAGCAAAGCAAAGAAGGAAAGCGGCTGCTGATTGAGGCTTCGGACCTCGAGGCCGGCAATCCCAGAATGAAAAAGATTAAGGAACAGATCCAGAAAGGGTTTGGTGTTAGATGAATCTCCCTCCAGTAATTCGTCAGAGATACTTCGATGCGAATGGCAACCCGCTCGCGGGCGGTAAGCTTTACACCTATCAGGCAGGGACTACGACTCCGCAGGCCACCTACACAGACAGCGGCGGACTCACCGCTAATTCGAACCCGATTGTGCTGGACGCAAACGGCGAGGCTGCCGTGTGGCTAGACCCGATCCTCTCCTACAAGTTCGTCTTAAAGAACTCGAGTGACGTCACTCAGTGGACCGTGGACAATGTCATAGGGCTTCTGACGAATGCCTCCGTCGCCACCGCTTCGATTCAAGATTCTGCCGTTTCTACGGTCAAGATCGCAGACGACGCAGTGACATCGGCAAAGCTTCGAGACAGCTTGGTTACCGACTCTGACAGGGCCGTAACCACGAACCACATCCGCGACTCTGCTGTTACAACCGCCAAGATCGCCAACGAAGCGGTAACGGGAGCAAAGCTTGCGCCTGCGATCGTCGATAGCGCCACGATCGAAATTAGCTCCAATGTGGTGCGGGTTAAAGACTCAGGTATCACTCGCGCAAAGCTTGCGGCTAGAACCTACACAACAGACGGAAGCTCACCGGGTGTTGGCGGCATTGCCATTGCGGCAAGTTCCGGGGCATTCTCCACCGGCTCAGGCGCCGAGGCCCAGATCACGAATCAAAGTGTGTCCATCACCCTAACCGGAAGGCCGGTGGAGGTGCGACTCATCTCTAACAACTCAAACGATGGATCTTTCGTTGGATTCATCACAACGTCCACCGCTACGGGTGAGTTTCTCGTCATGTTCCGTAGAAGCGGCACAGAAATAGCGCGAATGACGGTTAATTCAAGCGGTTCGTCATCTACGAACACTCTGCCCCCAAGCGCGTTTGCTGCGATTGATTACTCAGGCGTTTCCGGCGCAGTGACTTATACGGCACACGTTTTCACTAACTCCGGCGTGGCGTTAAACGCCAACTATGTGCGCCTCATGGTTCGAGAGCTCTACTGAGGAGTGATTGAATGATTAAGCTCACCATCAAAAAATCAGAAGAGTCGCTCTATTGGACGGAGTGCTTCAACGATCGCGAATCAGCGGAGCGATGGCTTCGAGAGGAGCGTTCGCGCCCATATTGGCAGGACACATATACGTGGAAACTTGATGACATCGTAGATCCTCCCGTCTTGGTTGATCCAGCTAAGGAGCGAAGACGCGAAGATCGTCGCACGAGACTTCAAAATATGAATTTTCCAGCGGTGAACACCATTGCGGAGATCAAAACCATTGTGAAGGACCTCATAGACGAAAGGTTCGATTCGTAAATCAGTATCCCTCGAAAGAGGGTTGTTATCCTGCCATGGAGGGCTAGGACATGAAGTTTTTAAAACAGATCAACACTCTCTTCTACACCCTCTCAGTAGTTGCTGGCGTCTGCGTCTTCACCTTCACCACATTCGCCACCGTCCGCTACGTAGACGACAAGCACGCCGACTCCATTAAGCACACGGATAGTAACGCTCTCTTGAACCGGCAAATACTGCTTGAGATGAGAGACAAGCTCAACGTGATTGACATGCGAACTTGGGAGATGCAGCGCGACCGCTCTTCAAAGAAGTTTTAATCGCAGTACCAAACCAAAAGGAGAATCCATGGAAAAGGCATTTGATCCAGCAGCATTACTCGTAAAAATGAAGGGTAAGGGGCTCATCGTGGCTGAAGCAGGCGCGGAAGCGCTCGCTCTCAGCGTATTTGAGTGGCTCGAAGAGTCCTTCGTTCTTTCTGAAAACAAATATGACGACATAGTGGGAGCCGCTTTTCTTCCTCAGATCAAAGAAGTTGCTTTCGGCGCCATCAATAAAATTGACGGCATCGAAGGTTAAGGGGCGCGCATGGGAAAGCTCATCGGAATTATTCTGTCGTACCTTCTGCCTACCCTCTTGGATTGGTGCAAGAAACAGTTCGATTCTTACCAAGCCAAAAAGAAGGCTCGTGAGGAAATACGAAACGAGAACAGATTGAACCGAGAGCAGACCGAAGCCGCCCAGACCCCCAAGGAGAGAGAAGATGCCGCTAGCAAAGTTATTAGCGATTTCTAGTGCGCTCCTCCTCCTTGGGTGTGTCGGAATGCCTAAGAAGCCGATCGTGTTCATGTGCGTCTTGGACGTTCCTCAAATGCAGGGCATCTGCGGGAACTCAAGGGGCGACAAGGCTGTCAGCGGAATCATTCAAGCTCTGGAGCGTAACGACTCCTTAAGCGAGTGCCCGGCAGATACGGCAACGCTCAAGCAGGGCCAGCTCTGCCGCACGCCGATTGCTAACCTCGATAAAGCGACGGCTTTCCTCCCGAAAGAGTGGGAGAAGGTCAAAAACTACCAAGACGAGCTTAAGCGGTGGGGCGAGGATCACTGTTCCCCATGACTAGACGCGAGCTGTTCACGGAAGAACTGCTAAGCTGGGTCGGGACCATGGAAGTCGGCGGCGACAATCGCGGTCTCGCCGTGGAGCGATTTCAACGCGCGGTGGATGGTAAGGCGAACGGAGAGCCTTGGTGCTTGGCCTTCTTGTGGCACTGCATTCTCGAGACAGAGAGAAAACACGGAAAGAAGCTGGGAATCCTCCTCCCACCGTCGATCCTTTTCAAGACAGAGCACTGTCTGACCATGTGGAACAAATCGCCCAAAGAGATGCGAATCGAGAAGCCTGAGCCCGGCTGCATTGTCGTGTTCCAAGCATGGAGGGGCGAAGTTCCGACTCCATTCGGCCATGTCGAGGCCATCATCTCAGTACGCCAGGCAGACAAAAGCTTTACCTCGGTAGGCGGGAACACAAGCGCAGGTCCGGGCGTGAATCGCAACGGCGGAGGCGTTCACCTGCGCCAGCGAAGCATGAACCCAGCCGGGAGCATGCGTATCAAAGGATATCTAAGAGTTTGGAATGAACTGTTCGACCTCGACGAGTGAGGATGTAAGCTCAGAGGCAGAGCTGACGTTGACTCGGTGTGCGCGAGTTCGATCCTCGCCATCCTCGTCTACCTATGGGACTTGGTTCTGGCGATGACAGCTTGCTTCAGCATCTTCGCGTGAATCTTCGCCTTTTTCTTTGGCTTCTCCTCCGGCATCGCATTTCCGGTATAGGGGTTTATTGCCTTCTCCTTAGAATTCGTCGGACGCCGAATGACCCGCATCATTCTAAACAGCGTATCCATGTTGGGATTACCAGCGGGCGATACCGCATGGTAAAATGTTCTCTCGCTAATGTCGGCGTTCTCAAGCGCCTTGCTTACATTCACCGAATCTAAGTGGGCCCTAAATATCTCCTTGAACGCCTTCGCATCGCCCTCGGAAAACGCCTGCAGCAGGGCCATTTCTACAAACCGTATATCGGCGAGCGCTTCAGTGGGCGAGTGCCTCACAGCGGCTTCTGGATTCTTAAGCATCACGATTGGCATATCATCCAGCGATATGGTTTTTCGCTCTTTTGATGTCTTTGCTTTGGCCATTTTTATTCCCTCCTAACAGCAGAGTGATTTCAGCTATTCCCGTACGAGCGTAGTAAATTCTGGCGCCGTTGTTAAACTTGATCTCAAACAATCCGTCATCTAGGTCGCGGATGTGTCCGAAATGACCCTCTTGCTCAATCTTGGCCAGACGCTTTTCGATCTGGGCCTGAAACTTGGGCGAATGGCTCTTGAACCATTCGGTATATCCCTCAAGCTTCTGAATCCCAAACCTCATAAATAGAGTATGCAATATATTGCAGTATCAGTCAAGTATTCTGTTATGCAATATATTGCAGATGAGACCGGGTATAATAGAAGTTTTAATTCAATTGCCCCTGCTCAGGATTCCGCCTGAGCTTTAACTGGCGGGCCGCCAGGACCATTTGTCTCACCAGAGTTACTGTCGGGTTATTGCCCGCCAGACATATCACAGGGCTCCGAGTCCCTGCTCCCTTCACACCAGTCCTCGGTCAACGAGGGAGAATCGAACTCCCACTTCCTTTCGGCCCGTGGGCCAATACAAAAGAATTACGATACTCCAGCAAGCATCCGCTCACCGCGAGCGAACATATTGCATTTGAGGCTCTGAACCTCATCTACTCTTTCGTTTCAGACTCAGCCTGATCGCGCCTTCACTCACTCCCAGCTTCACGCCTTGTATCCCATCTGGATCAGCAGATCGTTCACGCTCTGGCCCGCCACCTCTAGCTCGCAAAGATAGCGGCCATACTTGTCCGCCTTGTTCTTAAAGCTCGTGACCTTGACCTGCTTGTTGAGAACCATGAGAATCAATGCGTCTTTCGCTTCGAGTGCTTTCGCCCGTAGCTCAGGGTTCGGATCGCGGAGTTCCGGTGTATTGACCCTGAGAAGCCTGAACCGCTGATCGCGGTACACGTTGAAACCTAAGTCGGTCCTGATGACCACAGTGTCGCCATCGATAATTTTTATGCATTGCCCGCGATAGATCCAAATACATTCATCTGTTGTGCTCATTCTTTCCCTTCGGCCTCCGTTATTGTGCGCTCGACTAGATCACGTGTGACTGCGCAGTCCAGAGAGATTGCTCCCCGAGCCTTCTTAAGAACGTCGAGCAGCTTCGCGTTCTCTTCCCGCAGCTCCAGCTCTCGCTCGCCCGACATCCCGATGAGCTTCTCATTCTCGGCGGCCTCTGTCTTGAGCGCAGTGATACCCTTGCACATGTAGTCTACGTTAATGCCCGCAGCTTTAAGCTGGTACTTAAGCTCGGCGATCTCTACTGTCATTTGCTGAATCATAGTCTGAGCACAACCCCGGATACATGCGACTATCGGCGACGTGCCGTGCGGGCAGCTCTCTGTCGGATTTTTCCAGTAGGTTACTCCGGGCGGCGCGGTGTCGTTATAATCGGTCATTGAGTGTCCCGTTCTGTTTCGCCGTGAACTCAGCCAGGTACTCATCCGGCAGAAAAGATGCGAACGAATTCTGGCCGCAGCACCGAGGACACTCTAGCGCGAAGAGACTCGTCCCGCTGATAACTGTCCCAATCCATCGGTGCCCGCAAGTCTCTGTATCGAAAAGAACATCGTCGTATTTCTTAGCAACGCACATTGCGATCACGTTGAAGTGTGGTTTGTTCTTGAAAACATCAGTGACGTTATCCATAGAAGTCCTCAGTTCTCTTTCGTTCAACGAAAACGTACTCGCCGAGCTTAAGTTTTGGATACTGCCCATGTGGTAGCTCCCACTCGTAGACCTCGCGAGAACACTTACGGCAGGTGTGCGGGCCGAAATCGTTGCTCTTGGGCATAAGCTCATGCGGCATCTCCTTGTTCTTCTCGCAGTCGCCCATTGTGTCGTAGGTAACCCGAATGAAGCCTTGAATAGCGAAGTGCTTGTCGCATTTTCCACATTGGACAGCCATCTGATCATCGTCATCCATTACACCCTCTATCTCGTAGTCAGCATGACAATACGGGCACAAAGGGACACGGTTCTTACAAAGCTCAATTTTCGTTCGCATCTGAAGTCCTCAGTTCTCTTTCCAGATTGTCGTTACTCAGGGGTAACGGGTCCGGCTTGTTAAATGTCCCGAAGTTCGGCACCGCTCGGGACCACACGGTTGGCTGGCGCGAAGGAAGCGCGCCTACCGACGCTCACTGGGCGTGTCTGATGGTTTTTAAGCCGCCCATGAGCGAATCTTCTGTCAGTCCATGCCATTGAAGTCCTCAGTTCGTTCCCACTAGACTGAACACCACTCGCTCGGCGTCCACCGGGAGCACATATCCAATTTGATAGGTCAGCTCGTTACCTGTGTACTTTTCTCTATCCGGGTCCCACTCTCTCAGCGTCACGGTATCCCCCGCCTGGAAGCCCCGGTCATTCTTTCGCAGTTCAAATGTTTTCCTGCCTGATCCGACAGCCTCGTAATACGGCGGCCATATTTTCAAACTATGATGCATCTGAAGTCCTCATACAGCTTTAATGTTATTCTCGGCCCATGCACGGATGCGGCTCCATCGCTCTTCTGGAGTTGCGCTACCGCCGAGACATACATCGTTGATGTACTCAATCTCTTGCACGAGCTGGTGCGCTATCCCGAACATATCTGCAATTCCGTCGTAATCCTCTACACACAGGGCTTCGAGGTTCACACCGCGCCTAGCTCCAACAGCTCCAATCGCGCAAACCTCTCCATCTTGTCGGAGTTCGCCAGCAATTAGGCGCTTCTCTGTCATTGCATCGAGGGAGTCTACAAGCTCCCGCAGAAATGCTTGTCCGCGTTTACCTCGAATGGCGCTTTTGACTTGTCCACGCCATAGGCCAATCGCCGATGTATCATCACAATAATCTGAATAACCGTGTCTACTCATAGTAGTATGCTTCCTTCATTTCCGATCAGCTCCGCCTGGCTTTGATTCCTGATCTGCTTCTATTACGCGCCTCAAGTTCTCTAGTGCGCGCTTAACCATGCCTCTCGCATCTTCAACCATCTCCCGCGCCTGGGCTCTCTGCTTTCTCGCCTGTTCGACTTGCTCGCGGGCGAGTTCAATGATTCGTTTCGTGGGCGTGGGTGTCATCCTGTTACCTCTCTCTAAACTTCTTCAGCAGTACATGTCGATTGATCGTCTGCTCGACCCACTCCTGGGGCATTCCTAAATCATCGGCGACTTTTTTCCGGTCGCCTTCGTAGACAATCAGCGCACGCCACAGCGCCAGAATCTTCACAGCTTCCAATTTCATCCCAGGCTTCCAGAGTCCAAGCGCCGCCTCGAGTTCCCACAGGTCAAGGATTGGATTCACTTTTCTTCCATCCAGATTTCATTCTGCCAGTTTCCGCGCTGGTTCCATCCGAACCTGCGAAGTCGCTCGTCCAGCGTCATCTTCGCAAGTCCTAAGTACGCGGCTGCGCGGTCCCTCGTGCCTAAGCAATTCCTCATCGCTGTCTCGATCAGCCGCCTTTCAAGGCGTCGGACCTCTTTTTTGAAATCAATGATCGGGTTCATCTGTGTCCAGCCCTCCTTCTTTGAGGATTTTAGCGAATTCTTTTCTCACCTCGAGCGCACAGTCGATTGCGTCGGCGGCTTTGCTGAAGTCGCGCTCTGCTAACGCAATCTGAACGCGCCTTACCGCTTGATTCATTCGCATCCTCAGGCGCTCCATTCGCTGTTGTTCTTTCAAGAGGTTTCCTTCACCGCTATCAAAAAGATCAGGGACAAAATGAAGAGTCCGGCAGCCCCCATCATCACCATCAATCGAATTGTCATTCCCATTTCATTCCTCTTTCAAAGCGGCGGGACGGCATCGCAACGAATAGAGATACCGAAACCCGCCGCCAACCCCATCCGCGCCAACGGAGAGGGAAGCTGTTACTTCTTTTTCTTCTTGGATCCGGTGCTCTTCTTGGTCGCCGTCTTCTTTGCTGGTGTCTTCTTGGTCTTCATTTTTAGTTCCTTCCTCTTTAAGTTATACAGACGGTCATACTCTAGCCTGCAGACCCGACATGTACGGTCGCCGTTTGGCCATCTGTTAACGTTGTTTGAGTCGGTGATGTCATGACCGACTGGCCTTTCTGAACTTTCATCCAGAATCGCGCCTGCGCTGGCGGTCTAACCCATTTTCCTCTCGTTACCTGCACTTGCATCTCCTTCGTTAAATCCCCGCTCAAGTGAAACTGGCACAATTACCAGATAGGGCTCCACTCAAGCGGGGCTTCCATTTCCAGGAACCTAACTAAGCGGCTGCAGTTCTCGCTGTGATTTTCTGAACGTAGGCATTCAGAGTCGCATCCACCGCTGCATCATCTGACTGAAAGGTGTCAGACCAGCTGAACGTGGTCAGACCGAGAGCCGAGATGAAATCGCCGGCCTCTTCCTCGTTAAACTTGATGCCCGATGGTCCATGATTCAACATGCCGGTGCCCACCACAGCCGCCCTGAAGACAGGGCGAAGCAGCGTCTTGATGTCGTTCGCAGAACCAGGAATACTCATCACATTATCGTTTACCATTTTACGTTTTCTCCTTTGGTTATGCAGTTCTCGGCCGCATACCGTTTTCCTCTCCCTACATCTGAAAATTTCATGGCTTCTCCACCAGTCCCTTGAGTGGAAAGCGAAGCAGTATTGATAATCGAGTTGCGAGATAAACGCCGGGCTCGAGCTGATCGTTTTCAATCTTACTGATGAATCCTTGTGTGCTGCGCACTTCGCGAGCCAGTTTCGTCTGGGTGAAGCGTCGATAATGCCGGTATCGCCTGAGTCGGCTGCCGAATGTCTCTCGAGGAAAGCTTTTCATCCAACTGCCATCAAGATTCTCTTGATGTCCTTTTGCGAAAGCATGGGTTTGTCGATCTGATTGCAGTTATTGCAATAGATCGAGAAAACGAGGTTGAGTCTGTCGTGCTCGATCGTCTGAAGCACGGTATGAGCAGAAGCGCAGTATGCACAGTGATGAAGCGGCAAGCGTTCTACGTGATTCCGAAGGCTATCTATGAGTTCATGCGTGTTCATGCAGCACCTCGCTTTTTCTGACACTGTCGACAGGCCGTACTAATCCAAACATGCGGGTCCCCATTCTCATTCGTCTCCTCGGACGCGATTACCGTGATTGATCCCAAAAGCTCGGGAGTTCCTGTGCATCCGTCACAGCGAATTAGCCTTCGCGTAGTCTGCTCAGACGCGTCGGCGTAGAGATTTTTTTGGATGGCTTCGATGATTGGATTACTGACGTAGTCCTGTTGGGCTAGCTCCATGTAGCTTTGGTAAATTTCGAGCATTTTTTTACGACGGTACTTATAGATTGCGATTGCTCGAAGTGAGACTTCTGGCGAAGTTCCAATAAGGCAGGCTTCTAATTCGTCAACACCCTTGGTCCATTGATCCGGCTCGAGCTTTGAGAAAAACTCCGCCATGCCAGGTTTATAGATCCGATGAATCTCATCGAGCATCTTTGTTACATTCGGGATCATAGACTCACTCCTGAGTTCTGCGCCTCTGCGTAGACGCCTTCGTGAAACTTGAAGCGGATTGATTTCCCTACGTGCTTTCCTCTGCGCCGCATTTTCAAGATGACGATTTCACGATCAGACCAGCTGGCATTGCCTCGGTGAATCTCCTCGCTTGGCGCCTTATTCAGCGCGAACACGTTCCACGCCTCGTCTACGAGGGTCTTCGAACCCTTGAGATCTGAGAGGGATTCAACACGCTGGTTATCGTTGTTTGTTTTCCGGGTGTGTACGACCAGAAAGATGTGAACGGGGACGCGCTTGACGACTCTGACGAACTCACGAATGACTCGGTCCTGCTCGGCGCGCTCGTTCTGAGCGTCCACAACTTGAGAGAAAAATTGCAGATTGTCCAAAATTGCGAACTTGACGCCGTACTTTTGGTTGGCTTCGATAATTTCTTCCGCGAGCTTAGTCGGATCCACCCTGTCGTCATGGCGTCCAAAAATCAGCCGACCCGCGCGAAGCAGCGGCATCCACTTGGACTTCACTCGCTCGATTGTGGCTTCATCGTACTTGTCACCCGTGTTCAGATCCATCTGGGAGACGACCGAAATCATCGCCAGCAGAAACGCGACAGGTCCAATCTCAACTGAAGCGATATACGTCCCGATGCCGAGCGTATTGATCTGCGTGGCGATGTTCGCCAGCATTGTCGTTTTGCCGGTGCCAGTTCCTGATGTGACCAGCGAGATTTCGCCGCCACGGAAACCGCCAGTGTACGTCGTCATGGTCGGCCAGTACGGGAGTTCAACTCCGAACGGCGGATTGCGAAGCTCCTCAACAACTCGAGACTCAAGATCGGTCAAAGTGAGAAAGCGCTGCGTGCTCATACGGCGCCATCTCGAGAGACTTTGGCGAGTGCTTGGGCGTTGAGCCTACGGATGTGGTCAAAACCCGCCTGATCGCTTTCTTGTGGCTCTGCGGGGGTCGTGCGGTACCAGTCTCGCCAGTCTTCTCTCAAGAAGGTTCCCAGATATTGCTGTTTCCGGTCGGCGCGCCTGCAGTCAGCGATGTAACTCGGGATGGCTTTCAGGAGATGCGTGAACTCTTCTTGAGTTAGAGAAAGATCTTCGAGAGCCTTTGACGCGTCGGCTTTCTTTCCCACCTTCCCGTAGAGCTTCCAGATTTTTTCGAAGCTCTCTGAGTAGGTCGCCCGAATTCCAGTTCGGGCTGTATTCTTTCTTTCTTTCTTAACTTCTCCATTAAGGTTCTCGTTGTGTTCACGTTGTGTTCTCGTTGTGTTCACGAGTTGTTCACGCTCGCCAATACGTTCGTCCATGTAAGATTGATAACTGTCCCAATTACAAATACTTGCCACGCAGCCACGAGGGGATGGCTCGTTCACGATCCGTTCACTCTGAACGAGGTATTTTACCCATTTACTGATAAGTCCTTTTGAGCACTCCCACTTGGCCGCAAGCTCTGTGACGCCATACACAATTGAGCCAGGGGGCAGCACGCGCTGCGCACCTTCCCAGATGATTTTGGTTTCTTCCCGCGTGGCCGTCATTAGGAACCAACACCAGAGACGCCAAAGGTTTGGATTTCTCATTAGGTCGCTGTCTAGAGTCTTGCGGTGCAGCTTGATCCAGCCGCTAGTAAAACGAGGCACGATAGTAGTCCTTGTGTTGGTACTGCGGTGATGATGAGTAATGAGGGTGAGTGGATTCGATGAGCGGATCTGGAATTAAATCTAAGATTCGTAGCGCAGAGTCGCGCGAAGACGCGCTTGTGAGACGATTGGAAGCGAGCAGGTCGCCCGTCGTTTCAACTCCCAACCAACTCCCAACGCGCACGCTCCAGCACGCGCTTAATCGCGCTCGTATGCGCCGTTGTGCACACGCATTGTGTAAGAATGTGTTTGTAAGTGATTGATTAGATGGCGATCCCGAAGGGATTCGAACCCCTGACCTGATGCTTAGAAGGACACCCCGTTTCCACGGAAACACACTACACGTAGTGCCAGTTTCTTGTCTAACTCCCAACGAAACTCCCAAAATCTTACATCGCAGTGCGCCCCGACGCGTCGCTATTTGGGTCATCCGGCCACGTCCTCCATGATTCCGCGCTCAGCAACGGCATACTTCCGCTCGATCATGGCAGCAGAGTTGTCGACGTATTTGGCGATGTAGGTGGCGCTCTTGCCGGCCTTCAATCGGTTCGTGATGAAGGTGTCCCTGAGGTTGTAAATATCGAAGTCCAGGCCTAGCCGCGCCATGACGCCATTCCAGGCAGAATCATAATCCTTCGAGTGTTCGCCCGGTAGCCTGGGGCTTGGGAAGAGCCACGGGCTCTCCTTTCGGGGTTCCAGGAATCGGAGGATACGGGCCACCTTGGAGTTGAGTGCCACTTGGCGCGCGCGGCGGGTCTTGGTTATCAGGGCCGGGATGTGAATCGTCCCGTGGGTGCCTTCCTTCCATTGGATCATGTCCCATCGATACTGGAGTATCTCCGAGGGCCGAGCGCCCTGCTTCCACATAATGAAGACCAGCAGCTTGAGCGGGACGATGCGGTAGCGGCTCTCCTTCGCCCACGAACCCTTGTGCTGGCGCGCGACTATCCGGCCGGCAAAACGGATAATCTTGAGCACCGTCTCTTTCGGAATCGTTCTCGGGGGGGCAGCTTCTGCGTCGTTCAACGGAAACTCCGGCACGTCTTGAATCAGCCCGCGCTGCTTGGCGAGCTTCAGAACCTCCATCAGGACTTTCCGGGTATTGAATAGCTTGGTCCTCGGGGGTAATTCTTTCACTGTGCCATTCTTCAGGACTTGAGTGCGTGGCTTCTTTCGCTCCTCACGCTGATAGTTCATCCACCACTCGCGAGTGAGCTGGCTGGGCTTCATGTGGCCCGCTGCCGGGATGATGTGGTTCTCAATTTGGTTCTTCACCGAGCGAAACCATGCATCGGAGAGTTCTGGGTCATCCTTCATCGCCAGCACGACGCGAGCCAGGTCACGAACATTCGTCGAGCCTTCGGTCGGAAGGAATGCCCCCAACCACTCGTTGAACTTCTCCAGGCCGGAGCGGTATGCAGCGGGCGCATTGCGGTCCACGGACTCAAGTCCGGTCGAACACCAGAACTGCTTGTTTTTCTCTTTCGACCATTTTCGAAAGATCCAAGAGGGCTGATTCGGTAAGCGATAAAGATTTGGATATCGCTCGTTGCGGTTTTTAGAATCCTTCGGGCTCATCCGGTCCTTTTGACTCTCAATTTAGTAATTTCGGATTGATCCTCGATCCACTGATTCACCTGATCCTCGCGGTACCGCACGTCGCCATTAGGTAGCGTCAAGTGAGGAACCGGCTCACGCTCTGGCGGTCTACTGCGGTGCCGCTTCAATGTCGACTCTGGAATCTGGAGCCACTCGCTCACCTCTTTAGTTGTCAGCAACTTGTGTCTAGCCATCGCGTCCCCTTTTAATTTAAGCCGTATTTAAGTTTGATATGAGTAAGGTCATGTAAAAAATCGCGATACCTCTGAAACACCTCGTGAACCTCCGCAATTTCGATCTCATCGAAAATGAGTTTTTCAGTTCTCTCTAGTTCTGGCTCAATTGAAGTCAGAACAGACTTGAGTTTATCGAGTCGATATTGTTTCCAGTCAGTTCTCGTAATCATTCGAGTAACGATCCTTGATGTGGGTCTTCGTCTACCGTCACCACTTCCTCGTCCTTCTCGCTCCAGGCTTTACTGAAATCTTTGTCTTTGAATAGGTCTGCAAGTCCCGTGATTTGTTTCAGTCGCAGGAGTTCGTCCCTGTCCATGCCCACATGTTTCAAGATCCACGCGTCGCTCATGCCTGAGCGGGTCAACTCGGAAACGATATTAGACATGAGATCAATCGAGTGCGAGCCGCGCGCGCGGTTATGTCGAATCGTCGAAGCCATTCGATTCGACTCGTCCTTATCAATGACCACTACGGGGAGTAGTCCTTGTTCGCGATCCCTGATTCGCTTTGAGTTCTTCATCGTTGTGAAACGATGGAACCCGTCTACGATCTCGTAAACGTCTTCACTGGCAATGTAGTAGCAAACGACGGGCATCGTGTAGCCGTCCTCCCAGATGGAAGTTTCGAGTAGCTCCATCTCAGGAGGTGCGACGGCGTTCGGGTTGTAGGTGTTGGCGCGGATCTTATCCAGTGGAACGGCAATCACTCCGTAGACCGGCGACTTATATTCACTTCTTTTTGTTTTCATAAACCCTCTTATATTTTCTCTCGGCGTCACTTCTCATCGCCTGCTCGGTCTTAGTCAGCGAGAAACCCATGTACTTGCAAAGGTGGTCGTTCTTAATTACGCAGATACACATGCGCTTGTAGGTTGGGATCTCTCGAAATTCGGTGATGTCAATATCGTCCAGGTATTCCATCGTCACAGGACGCTTAGCCGTAGCGTAAGCCGTAGACTTACTGACCTTGTGAGACACCTTGAGTTTCTTCAGTTTGGCGACCGTAGCTTTAGATAAACAGCCGCCGCGCTCGCGCCAGAACTTCTGGCTAATCAGTAGTTTTTTTTTATAACTCTCGGCCGCTTCACGCGGGAGTGTTGTAAGCAGGAACTCGAAGTAACTCTTCCAAGTGTGGCCCTTGGGCAGTTTGATCGAACGCCAGCCCATCGCGGTAGTTCCGCCGTAGATACCGGCGAAGTTAACCCCGTTCACTCGGCCAACCATGCGACCCCAATTGTTTGGGTCGATCACCTTGTAGAGCTTTAGACTCTCAATCCCCTGCTCGATGAAAGGAGATGCAACGCGCATCTGACTGATCGTTAGACCGGCCTTCCAATACAGGTCATATATTTTATTGTAGCTCCAGCCGCGCCTCGCGTGAGCAATCCAAACGTCTTCAACTTTCCAGTCGAATATTGGATAAGCGTTATAAACTCCAGGCTGCATTTCGAGAGTCCAGTTGACGCCGTTGTACTTGTTTTTATTCTTATCGCTATGGATCGCTCGCCAGCGGTTCAGAGACTCCTGAGTTCTAATCCCAACCAGACATGCCGTTTTTTTAGCTCCACTTCGCTTGTGAAGCCATCCTGCGAATCGTTCTTGAAAGTCATAGTCGCGCATCCCGCGCGTGAAGAAGTCAAACTCATGATTGAGTTCAGTGATGCCGTTTGTAGGTAAATCACGCACCCAGAGTTTCCGCTTGGAGTTATCCCACGGAATCCAATGATCGGAATAGGCGGATGTAGCGCAAGGCACTACGAGTGGCAAACATACGCGGTAAACGTCGATGATATCGCGATTACTCTTTAGCTCGGCATCCACGTAGTCGGTTGTCATCTGATACTGCGCTTCGTAGTCGATGTGGAAAACACCGATCCTGCGCTTAGGATCATTCTCTCGAATGTGATCAATGCAGAGATTTAGGAGCGCGCCGCTGTCCTTACCTCCGCTGAAAGAAACGTACACGTTATCAAACTCAGCGAACACTTTCGCGACGCGCGCACGAGCAGCGTCGTAGACATTCTGATTTAGTTTCTCTCGTTGTTCTATCTCTACGCGCTTTATCGCCATGTAACTCTCACAGACTGTTTTCGAATAACCCAAGCTGACTAAGGCCCGGTCGTTTTTCAAAATGGCCTTGCAGAGAAGCCGGTAAGATGGAGCCTTGTTCAGCGCCTCCAGCTTTAGATCCGCTTCGTCTGGAATCCCGTCTGGGTATCCTTGTCGTTGCCACTTTGAGACATATTCTAACAGTTTTTCCCTCAATGTAAGTACTCTCCCAAGTCCTAATCGCGTCGTCTGCCTCGGCATTGGCGTCGTCTTGCTGCTTCTGATTTAGATGTCCCCATGCTGACCGCGTAATATCTTCAGGGCACTGAATCGCCAGACATGTGGCGGCGTGACCGATCCAAGCTCTTCGATTAATCGAGCCATCCGTCAGGTGATGTTCGCAAGCGATGGGCCACTCTCGAATCACGCGCATCATGAAAGAACCGTATAGCTTCGCGTTGCCAGTGAACTCGATTGCACGGGCGAGGTGCCACGAGCGTTCGCGCGCACTTCCGACCGAGCGCCACATGCCAGCACCGTAGTCCTCCCAGTCCCAATACGGATGCCAAACCTTTTCAATCCCCAATTCAATCCCCTTAAAAGCTAACCGAACATGCCGGGCGAGTATTCCCCATCACCGCTCGCCGCCGACCCTGAACTCGTACCGCTATCACCTAGAAACTGAACCGTGCTCGCGACGATCTCCGTCGTGTATCTCTTCACGCCGTCCTTCTCGTATTCGCGCGTCTGGAGTTTTCCTTCGACGTAGGCCATTCGGCCCTTGGTGAGGTACTGGCCGCAGAGATCTGCGAGCTTTCCCCACACGACGATGCGGTGCCACTCGGTGCGCTCCTGTTTTTCGCCAGACTTATCCGTCCACTTTTCATTCGTGGCGAGACTGAAGTTGGCAACAGTGGATCCGCCCGGCGTGTGCCGCACTTCTGGAGCTGTTCCAAGCCGCCCGACGACGATTGCTTTATTAATCATGACTCAGACTCCTCGAACGCCATCATAGGCACCCGCGTTTTAGATCCGATTGCTACGTTGGCTTCTTCCCAGACCTTGAGTCCTGGAATCTTTGCGCCAGCCTTCAGGGCTGCGAGCGCAGCCTTTTCGTTCAGCGTGACGATCAGGAACTCTTTCGGAACGAGTGAGACGTCAGCAATTTCGCATTTAATAGTCATGCGAGTGTTCTTGATTCGGCGCTGATCGGTGCTCCACTTTTGAGTATTGAAGGCTTCCGCCATCCTAACCTTCTCTTCGATTTGGCTCTGCTCCAGAGGAGATAGTTCCGCTTCGCATCCGAACATCGAAAGCGCCTCAGCGTCTTCATCGGCTTCAACGATCGGCTGAGATGCGCGCTCTTGCTCCTGCTTCAGACGGAGCTCTTCCTCGGCTTTTCTGCGCTCGGATTCGAGCTTGGCCTGCTCCTCGCGGCGCTTCTGCTCTTGTATGAATGCGAATGCATTTAGCTCTGACTTAACGTGAGCCTCGGCCGCCAAGAGAGGCGCCTCGAGTGAACGGACGTATTCGTTCACCGCTTTGACTTGCTGATTCATTGGATCCACTAACTCTCGGCGTTTCTTGTCCAGTTCCTTGATGTAGCTCTTAATTTGTTTTGCGACGTCTATCGCCTCATCACTCGAATGAAAGTCGCTGACCTTTAGAGTCTTCACGGGCGAGACAAAGCGAATGATTTCTGCTTTCAGTGGTTCAAATTTCTGGAGTTCATCTTTCATGGCTTTATCCGTCCCTTCCTAATTCGTTTTGGAGTGTCTCTAAAAAATAAATCATCTGATCGAGCGTGAGCTTGTCAGTAGGCGTATTGAATTCTTCCTTAGCCCATAGCGTGAGATCCGCCTGACTTAGATTCAGCTGCTTGGCTGTGGCGAATATTTCCTTTGCGACCGATTGCTTGGTTTGCGCGGCAGGTGTCGGATCCTTCAACGGCGCTACAGTCGGCGCGGACTTAGACACCGTGGCGACGGGTGGAGTTGGCTCAGTGTCAATCGACTCAACCTCAGTCTCGTCTAGTAATCCCAGTCCGCAGATGGAGAGCGTCACCCGGCGCTTGGCCTTCGTTTCCGCCTTCATGTATGCGTTGGCAAGGCTCTCACCTTTAAGGCCGGTAATCGTAACAGCACCCGTAGATTCGTCTTCTCTTCCGTCAGGAGACTTAGCGCGTGCGGTAACAACGTAGACGCCATCAATTGAATCACGCGCCGAAATTTGAATCGAAATCTTATAGATGCTTCTGAGTTGGTCTGTCGCGTCTTTCCGCGCGTAGAGCGTAAGCTTGTTATTCAAGGTGATGTAATCGAAAGGCTTGGTGAGCGGGTTGAGCCCTAGCGTTTCGCAAACGTTCTTATAGTAGGAAACCCGATCGTCAGGCGAGAGCGTTGCCAAGTTCCCATTGATCAGAACGTCTTCGATCTTACCTAATGCTCCAGCGCTCTTGATTGCTACTGCCTTATTCATCTTTCGTCTTCCTTCACTTCGTCACGTTCACTATCTAGTAGTACGTTCCACCGCGCGGCCAGCGCGGCCATGCACTCAAGACCACTCTTAGGCGCAGTCGAGCACCCCTCCATCACGTCAATCATGTCTATGGTGATGGCGTTCTTTACTCGCGCCAAGATGCGGAGGAATGCGCCCTCAGGAAGTCCGCAGTCTTTCAGGCCGCCTTCAATTGCATAACGGATGGATGACTTCATCGGTCACTAGCCTCATCATTTCGGCGCTCTCGCCGCTCTTCTTGGCACTCGCCGCAGAACTCCAGTCCCTTATCGTCCACCAACTTGTCGCACCCGTAGGTCATGCAGCGCAGAGAGCAAAGCCTTTGGAGCCTCTCGCCTTCGCCGTCTTTCGAAGAGTGTTGGTGGATAAATCGAGTGAGGCGCGGCGAACTCATGCGCTCTCCTCGATTGATGTTGTGCTGTGGTGATTGAACGCGATTTTTAGGATGTCGAGCAGATCCTCGTCGGCCATGGTTTGATTGCAGCCCTCAAGAGCGCGCTTCACCCAATGCTCGATTGCGAGGTTCACGTCGGAATCACCCAGGACGCGTTCTTGAATCTCGCTTAGGCTGGCTTCACGCTGACTCATTCAACTTCCTCCGTTTAACGCAACTACCCGTCCCCACCTAAAGGTGGACAGATTTGGTAAACAATCGTATTAACCCGTAGCTCAGCCGGAAGCCGCCCTAGCGGCGCCGGTGATGCGCGCTTTATCGTCGAGGAACCGTTTGATGGTGGCCTCGATGACCCGGCTAACGCTCTCTCCTCGTAGAAACTTGGAGACAGTGGCCGGAGCAATTTGAAGCTCGGAGGCTATGTCGATGACCCGCTTGTTCTCCACTTCCATGATCTTCTTTAAATGCGCTGCACCCATGAATCAAATATGCCCTAAGTTGAGGGCGTTTGCAACACAATTTAGGGCAAAAGATGAAAGCCCGTAGTTCCGCCCACTTATTCAAAGTGCGGATTGAGGCTCTGCTCGCAGCGCGGGGCTGGAAAGCCCGCGACCTAGGAGATCGGATCGGTATCGCCCAGTCCGCCATCTATAGGTGGATCGACGGCACGGGCGCGCCGTCTCTCGATGCCCTAGATCGAGTCGCTTCCGAATTTGGAACCACTACCTCAGAGCTGATCGCAGATGAAGGCGACTCTCAAGAATCCAACATCCCAACCGAAGTTAAGGCCATTCTGGAGGCGTTCAAGAAAGAGGACTGGGCCGCGCTGATGCCGACCCTCAGAGGAATTATCGCCGGCAAAGAACTAGAGGCCAGCAAGAAATCTCAAAAGCTGCGCAAGTCGAGAGCTTAGGGATTCTATTTTCGCTCTCAATTCTTTCAGGCACCCATTACACGGAGCTTGTCTTCGGTCCGAGCCATTCCATGAAGATTGCCCCATTTATTCTCCCACTAGCAATATTCTCTCAGGAATTCACGGACGCGCAACGTGTCCCATAGGACACATTCAAATTCCTCTTGGAATCGCTGATAATAGGGGAATGGGACTAAATAAAATCTGTGTTGTTCTGTTCGCGGCCTTCGCTCTTTCTGCGTGCTCGTCAGTTCAGAAGAAATGGTTGTTGTTAGAGCGAGGCCAATCAAAAAATGATGTCGTACAAGAGTTGGGAGCCCCAGACTCTGTTGAGTGGATCGGAGCGGATGAGGGACTCGCTTGGACTGTAGATTCTTATACGAAATGCGGCGTCCTCTTTGATAAGAACAGTAAAGTGAAGGACAAGGCGTGCCAGACTAATGAGGCTGCAAAGGCGAGGGATGCAGAAGCAAGGGCTCGCGCCTGGCAGGCCATGATCCAAAGAGATCACGAACAGGAACTGGCGAATAAGCTTCGCAAGCCTACCAGTACCAAATGCACGTCGAACAATTACGGCGGCAGCTCCACGTACACTAACTGTTCGAGCTATTAGGACGCTTTAGCTTCCGCACGATCGATAGCAGTTTGGATGAGCTCGCGAACAATCTTCGCGAAGCGCCTCTTACTCTGCTTCTGTAGCCGGTCGTATGAAGCCTTATATTCGGGTGACAGCCAGGTCGTGACTGTTCCGCCTTTCAGGTTTCCGACTTCGGTCGTTTCGGTTGGGTCAAAGCTTCCAATGATCGCATCCAGCGATTTTTTCTCTCTCATACTAAAAGTATAGACATAACTTTTACTTATTAAAAGTATACTTGATATATAGATTTTTTATAGTTCGCTCGCTGTTACCCTTTAATTGTGGAGCAGTCTAAGACCAACGAACTCACGCCCAAGCAGCAAGCATTCGTCCGGGAGTACCTCCTTGATTTGAACGCCACTCAGGCTGCAACTAGAGCAGGGTACAGCCCAGATACCGCTCGACAGATCGGCTCAGAGAACCTGTCAAAACCAGACATCCAAGAAGCCATCGGCATAGCGATGACCGAGCGAGCGAAGCGTACCCAGATCACCTCAGACTATGTTCTCCAGAAGATTCGCGAAACCGTCGAACGCTGCTCGCAGGCGGAGATGGTTAAAGGACAGTTCGGTCTGCCGGTCATGATTCCCGTCGGCGAGGGTGAAGTCGCGGCAGCCTACCGCTTCGATTCCAACGGAGTGCTGAAAGGCTGTGAGCTTTTGGGCAAGCACCTGAAGCTCTTTACCGAGAAGCACGAGCACTCGGGTCCTGACGGTAAGGCGATTCCGATCAGTCAGCTCACCGACGAAGAGTTAGAAGCTCAGATAGCAACCATGCTCGCAAAGTCCGCCAAGGAACCGCAGTGACCGTTCGCAGTGCCGGCGCTTCTCTTCACTTCAACGAGACGGAAGCCGCTATCGCGCAAGACAGAACCTACGACTTAAACACGCCTGAGGACGCTAAAGCCTACATTCAGGCTTGGGTTGATCGGGGCGAGGTCATGATGGGGACGCGTGAAATTCCATCCATCTTAGATGACGGCACCGAGGAAGACTTCCTTCTAGTCGCTAAGCAACTTTTTCTCTTCTGCGACGAAAGGCCACCGCTCGGAAAGCACAAGGAGGCGCACTGATGCTCCCTGAAATGGACCGAGACAAGATGCTGGCTCTGAAGTCCCTCCTTGATGAGAAGGAGCTAAGGCAAACAGCCGATCAGATTGACTGCAAGCTCATGAACCGGGAGCAGGCGAATGAAACCTACCGAGAAATTCTGGAATCCAAGAATGTCCACGCAGCTCGGCGCCTCTGCAAAAACGATCTCTTTTTTCTTCTCTCAGTCGCCCTCAAGCGCAAAGACGTCAATCACGATTGGCTCTACGCGCGGTGCCGCGAAGTGGAAGCCAGTCCCGATGGGCACCTCGATCTCTGGGCTCGTGACCATTATAAGTCCACGATCATCACGTACGCCAAGACGATCCAAGACATCCTCTGTGACCCCGAAGTAACGGTCGGCATCTTCAGCCATACGCGCAACATTTCCAAGGCGTTCCTGGAACAGATCAAACGAGAGCTTGAGACGAACGATTACCTAAAAGACCTATTCCCAGATATCCTTCACAGGAACCCGCAAACCGAAGCGACAAAGTGGTCAATGGATTCAGGCCTCATCGTGAAGCGGAAGACCAACCCGAAAGAGTCTACAATTGAGGCTTGGGGCTTGGTTGACGGCCAACCAACATCCCGCCACTTCACGCATCAAATCTATGACGACGTCGTGACGCTCGAATCCGTCTCCACATCCGATCAGATCGCCAAGACTACGAGAGCATGGGAGCTATCGCTGAACCTTGGCAGCGGTGAGCGCACGCGCAGACGCTACATCGGCACGCGCTACCATGTGAACGACACTTACCGGGAGCTGATCGCTCGAGGATCGGTCAACCCACGAATTCACAAGGCGACGCACGACGGGAAGTCCCCCCCCGATGGGAAGCCTGTGTTTCTCTCGGAAACGCTGCTCCTTCAGAAGCGTAGGGACATGGGACCGTACACGTTTTCCTGCCAGATGCTTCAAGATCCTGTCGCAGATAAGACATCTGGCTTTAGAGAAGAATGGCTCGCCTACTATGAGCACCTGGACGACACGTCGAAGTGGAACAAATACATTTTAGTAGACCCTGCGAACTCCAAGAAAAACTCATCTGACTTCACCGTGATGGAAGTCATTGGACTCGCTCCCGATAACAATTACTACCTGCTGGATGCCGTCCGCGACCGCATGAACCTCACTCAACGCACGAACAAGCTCTTTGAGCTTCACCGCATGCACAACCCGCGAGCGATTGGCTACGAGCGCTATGGCATGCAGTCAGATGTCGAGCACATCCAGACTGAGATGGAGCGCAGAAACTACCGATTCCAGATCATTGAGCTCGGCGGGAGTCTCGCCAAAGAGGACCGGATCAGGAAGCTTATCCCGGTCTATGAGCAGAGGCGGTTCTACTCACCCAAGCGACTCGCGTTCGTGGATTGCGAAGGCACCACGCGAGACTACGTCCAGCTCTACAACTCAGAAGAGTTCCTATCGTTCCCCGTTTGCGTCCACGACGACATGCTGGACTGCCGGGCAAGGATTATGGACCCCGTACTCGGTGCCGAGTTTCCAAAGACCCAGACCAAGGCGAAGCGCATCGACACTGGGTACGCCGGCGGCTCCGGCGGTTGGATGGGGTGAGCCCACTATAGATCAACTATAGTAGCTCTATAGCTGGCCTATAGTTCGTTGCGCCTCAGCATAGAGATGTGGCGGACAACTTAGCTCCAGGTGAATCTAGCCCGGAGAGCGACAATCAAGAAGAATCCAAGCTTCTCAAAGAAGCTCATGCGCGTCTTCAGTTAGCTGAGGAGGCGGAGTCTGATATTCGCCGTCTTGCATTAGAAGACCTCGAATTTCGCGCAGGCAAGCAATGGCCCGAGAATATCGTCGCTGAACGCCAGAGCGATGGCCGCCCTTGTCTCGTCATCAACCGCATCCCTCAGTTCATTCAGCAGGTCACGAACGATCAGCGCCAGAATCGCCCGTCGATCAAGGTGCACCCCGTCGATGATCACGGCGACGTTGAGACCGGTAAGATCATTCAGGGCCTGATTCGCCACATCGAATACAACTCAAACGCAGACGTTGCTTACGATACCGCATTTGATTCGGCTGTGACCGGCGGATTCGGCTACTTCCGAGTCATCACGGATTTCGTTAGCCCGACAAGCTTTGATCAAGAGATTTTGATCAAGCGCATCCGCAACCCCTTCTCAGTTTACTTTGACCCCTACTCACAAGAGCCCGATGGTTCGGATGCGAGCTTCGCTTTCATCACAGAAGACCTATCCGCCGATGAGTATCGCTCTCGTTATCCCAAGTCCAAGCTCGCCAGTGCGGACGAGTGGGAGACGACAGGCAATCAAGCACCCTCATGGGTGCGCGACGGTTCGGCGCGTGTCGCCGAGTATTTCTACAAGGACACCCGAGAAACAACAATCGTTCTGCTGAACACCGGGGAATCAGTCCTTAAGGAGAACCTGCAACAGGTTCTAGAGGCCGGGGCGGCGGCGGGAATTCAAGTTGAAGTGGTACGTGAGCGAATTGCCCTGGCCCCAGTCATTCACTGGTGCAAGATCAATGGTTCAGAGATTCTAGAGAAAACTACCTGGCCGGGTCGCTACATCCCGATCATCCCCGTCTACGGCAACGAGCTTTACATCAATGGGAAGCGGATCTTAGAGGGCATCATCCGAAACGCGAAAGATTCGCAGCGGATGTATAACTACTGGGCGTCGGCTGAGACTGAGGCCATCGCGCTTGCTCCGCGTACCCCGTTCATCATCGCGGAAGGCCAGATCGAGGGTTACGAGAAAGAGTGGTCTACCGCGAATCGGAAGAACCACGCTTTCCTTCCTTATAAGCCTACTTCGGTCGGCGGCACCCCCGTCGCACCTCCGCAGAGAAACTCCTTTGAGCCCGCAGTCGGAGCGATCACCAACGCGCGCATGATGGCGTCCGAAGATCTGAAAGCCACGACGGGCATCTATGACGCCGCGATGGGTGCGCGATCGAATGAAACCTCAGGCATCGCCATTCAACGCCGCAGCATGCAGACGCAGACCTCTAATTTCCATTTCATCGACAACCTGACCCGCTCTCTTCGCCACGGAGGCCGAGTGATCGTCGATCTCATCCCCAAGATTTACGACACGGCACGAGCGGACCGGATCATCGGCGACGACGGCGAGCAGAAGATCGTGAAAGTGAATCAGCAGACCGGCGAGATCGGAAAGGACGGCAAGCCCGTTATCTACGCTCTGGACGTTGGCAAATACGACGTCACCGTAGACGTCGGCCCTTCGTTCGCATCCAAGCGCCAAGAAGCCGTTGCCGCGATGATCGACGTCACCAAAGCTTATCCGCAGCTCATGCAGGTTGCTGGCGACTTGTTTATCAAGGCGCAGGACTGGCCAGGCGCCCAGGACATGGCTGAGCGGATTAAGAAGACGCTGCCTCCGAACCTCATCGAAGATACGACCAAAAACAAGCAACAGATCCCGCCTCAGGTTCAAGCGCAGATGCAGCAGATGAGCCAAATGGTCGAACAGCTCACCGCAAAGCTTCACGAAGCGCAAGACGCGATCGATCATAAGCGCATCGAGCTTGAGTCCAAGGAACGCATCGAATTCAAGAAGCTCGAAGTGCAGCTCGAAATCGAGCGAGCACGGCTAGATCAGCGCGACTCACTCGCGATCTTGAACGCAGAGATTGCGCAGCTCGAGCAGCGTCAAAAGCTCCTCAAGATCGATCAACCGTTTCTAAACGGATCACAAGAATTAGCCCCGCCAGCTGATGGCGCCTATCCAGGTGCTGAGTTCGGCGACGGCGGCTTTGACCCTACCGGCGGGGAATCACCGGGCTTACCCATGGAAGGAATTCCAGATGACGATCACAGTCCGTTCTAATGACGAGGCTCCTGCCGAAAAGCCAGTAGCCGCTTCAACGGAACAGGAAAAATCCGCGCCAGAAGCCAAGGCTTCCGAGCAGAATGAATCCCCGGAATCGGAAACCGAGGAAACAGAGGAAAGTGTTAGCGACCAAGACGAATCAGACCTCGAAGGCGAGACCGAGGAGTCTAAAGACGCTGAGAAGGAAAGACCCAAGAAGAAAGGCGGCTTTCAACGCCGTATCGACAAGCTCAATGCCCGCTATTCAGCGGTGCAAGCTGAGGTCGAGCACTGGAAATCGATGGCGCTCAAGCAAGGCGCTGGCGAACCCAAGGCCGATAAGACTGTCGAGACGACGAAGAATGTCTCCCAAGAAGGAAAGCCCAACCCCGACACCTTCGATACCCATTCGGAGTACGTCGAGGCGCTGACCGACTGGAAGACTGAGCAGAAGTTCAAGGAGCGAGAGCAGAAGGCTGAGAAGTCCAAGCTCTTGTCTGAACATGAACAGGTGCTCAAGTCCCATTCTGAACGAGTGAAGTCCTTCATGGAAAAGACTGATAATTTCTCAGAAGTGCTCGAGTCCGTGGACGACATCCCGGTCTCTGCAACGGTTCAAGAGATTATCATTTCGTCTGACAATGGTCCTGAACTGATGTTCGAGCTGGCGAAAAATCGCGATGAGTATGCACGTATCTGCAAGCTCGCGCCTCTCGCTGCCGCTCGTGAACTAGGCAAGATCGAATCCAGACTCTCTGCCAAATCCTCTGACGAAAAGAAACCCGAAGCTAAAAAACTAACCAACGCACCCAAGCCAATCGAACCCATTGGGGGATCGAAGGGGAAAGTCTCCAAGTCATTGGACGACCCGAACCTCTCCCAGTCGGAATATGAGCGGCTCAGGCGCGATCAAATCAAACGCAAACAAGCATGATGCTTCGTTTGCTCGAGGAGTAGAATCAAATGGCTAATACTATCCTGACCCCAACCATGATCGCTAAAGAAGCGCTCATGGCGTTCAAGAACAAGCTCGGCTTCACGTCGAACGTCAACAAGCAGTACAGCGAAGAGTTCGCTGTCAAGGGCGCTAAGATCGGCAGTTCCGTCACCATCCGTAAGCCCCCGCGCTTTACGGTTTCTGACGGCGCTACCCTGTCCAACCAAGATGTGACTGAAGAAAGCACGTCACTCTCCCTGGACAGCCAGAAGCACGTTGCGTTCAAGTTCTCGTCTTCGGAGCTCACCCTCTCGATCGACAAGTTCCGCGAGCGTTACATCGATAATGCTGTCGTCGCCCTTGCTAACAAGGTTGACATGGACGGCCTGCAGATGGCTGCTCAGAACGTGTACAGCTCTGTCGGCGCTCCAGGCACCACTCCTTCGGCTGCTCTGACCTATCTCCAGGCTCAGCAGAAGCTGAACGAAATGGGCTGCCCGCAGGACAACAAGCGTTCTTTCCACATCAACCCAGCCGCTCAGACCTCCCTTGTGGATGGTTTGAAGGGCCTGTTTCAGTCTTCTGAAAAGATCTCTGAACAGTATGAAAAGGGCATCATGGGAACCGCTCTCGGCGGCAAGTTCTACATGGCTCAGAACATCTATGCTCACACCTCCGGTCAGCGTGGCGGTACGCCGCTCACGAACGGTGCAACCGCTTCTGGCGCGTCTTCCATCGTCACTGACGGCTGGACCGCTGGCGTTGCTAACCGCGTAAAGAAAGGCGACGTGTTCACGCTCGCTGGCGTTTACGCTGTGAACCCGATCACCAAGCAGAGCACTGGCGTTCTTCAGCAGTTCGTTGCAACCGCTGACGCTGCTTCTGACGGCGCTGGAGCTGCCACGATCGCGATCTCTCCTTCGATCGTGACCTCTGGATCGACTCAGACGGTGGACGCTGTTCCGGCTGACAACGCTGCTCTCACCTTCTTGAGCGCCGTTTCCACCGTGAACATGAACAACATCCTCATGCACGAAGATGCTTTCGTGCTTGGATGTGCAGACCTTGAACTCCCTCAGGGTGTTCACTTCGCCGCAGTTGCGAGCGACCCCGAAAGCGGTCTCTCGATCCGTATCGTCCGCGCCTATGACATCGCGGCCGACAGCTTCCCTTGCCGCCTAGACGTGCTCTACGGCTGGAAGGCTGTTCGTCCTGAGTGGGCTTGCCGAGTCATCGGATAACCCACAGCCACACAGGGTCTGGGCGCCGGGGAACTTGTCCTCCTCGGCGCCCGAACCTTGAGAGGGAACGTCATGGAAGATTCTTATCCAAAATGGCTCTATCACGCCGATGCTGAGCCGCTCCTAGTTAAGAGCGAAAAGCAGCGCGTGGCCATTGGTGCTGGCTGGGAAGAGTCGCCCGTTGAAGCGAAGAAGCCAGAACAAAAAATTATCAAGAAATCTGAGTCCAAGGACGGGGGTAGGGCGTGACGGGAAGAGATTTAGTTACCGCAACTTTGCGCCTTCTCGGGGTTGTCGCCTCTGGCGATAGCCTCGCTGCATCTGAGGCCACGGACGGCCTCGCAAGTTTGAATCGAATGCTGGGCGGATGGAGCACCGAAGGGCTCCTGATCTTTGCTCGCACGCGCGAAGCGGTCGCGATGACCGCCGGCACCGCCGCCTACACAATGGGCACTGGCGGCACCTATGGCTCGACCCGCGCGCTGAAGATTGAGGAAGCGTTGATCCGTGATGAGACGGTCACTCCTGCGATCGAATACCCAGTCAAGATTCTGAGCCTGGCTGAGTGGTCCTCAATTGCACAAAAGGACGACACAGGCGCGTTACCGCACTCTCTCTATCATGACGGGGGCTTCCCACTCGAGACGGTGACGGTTTACCCCAAGCCCTCCGTTGCCCACAAGTTGGTGCTCTATTCGGTAAAGCCCCTCTCTGAGATTACGACGCTCGACACCAGCGTTTCCCTGCCCCCAGGCTATGACCGCGCTCTGATCTACA